TGGTAGTCGCTCCAAGGCATACCGTCTTGAGCTATCTTTTCCCACCCATGCTGAACGGGCCCAAGTATTTGTTTCTGAGCAAGCTTCGCCATATTTAGAACTAATTCCGCTGAATCCCAAGAGTGGCCACGAACGTTATCTTTTGTTGAATATTTAATTACTCTTTCCTCGTGCTTTCCATGAGCCTTTTGACATTTTTCACAGAAAATCCTTTGTTATCTTTTCCACGCTTAATAAGCTCATAAATTAAACCTGTTAATTCTGTAGGTTTGGAAAATACTTGGACGAGCCCAGCTTCTTCATCAACTAGAGGTTCTTCAGAATACCATTCGCAGTATCCTTTTTCTTGCCACTCTTTCATAACAGCTGCAACGTCTTCAACTTCATATCCTATATGATGAATACCACCATTACCACCATTAGTCTCAGCAACCCAGTCACCGACAATAGAGCCCGGAGGCCCATCACTCACGGCAATCTCAGGTGGGGCATGGAACTCTGCCTTAATAGATTCTTGTGTATATTGCACGTTCATTAATGCTTTATATGTCCAATTGGCTACATTAGGGTGCCGCTCCTCAGGCGGGGCAAGCATATTGAATTCAGTAGTGGATCCGTCTTCAAATGTTAAATTGTACGTCCCGACAAATTTATACCCAAAACAATCTTGAAAGAATTTGGAAGCTTTTTCTCTATCTTTAACCCGGTAGGCAACATGATCAAGTCTCATATATATTATTTTACCATATGAGATAAAAAAGTCAACCTAAACGCCGGTTAGCTACTCCGGCCCTCCTACTGCAGAAGGTATGCAAGCTCACACTACGTCTAGATTGACGTGAGTACTTAATCAGTTGGTAGAGCACCAGCATACCAACCTTCAGGTAAATGCATCTTATTCTTAGATAGGACCCATTCACCATTCTTAAGGACATACACTTTACCTTTTACATCAGGTCCAATGCGTACCATTTGTGCGTGGGTGTCTACAAAGACAACCTTAGTGGATCCACAGCCCATAAAGAAGATTGCGGTGCTAGTCAGTAGAAGAATTTTTATTGCTTTCATTCTTAGATTTTCTTTCTGCCTCTAGTATACGCTCACGCCACCTATTTTTCAACTCATCAGGTGTTTTATCTGCATCACTAGCTTTCTTGTCTTCACGAGCTAATCCCGTAAGCCATTCTAGAATAGCGGCGATTACTTGTTTTAACCAAAGCATAAAGGTATTTATTAAATATCTATGTAATGGCAGATGGAATACCGGTTACTCCACCGGGCGCGTCACCGGTTTATACCCCGGGCGCGTCACCGGTTCAGGCACCATACCAAACTCCGCAGGTGGAACTGGAAGGGCGCGCAATGCGCTCAGTCGATGTGGTTCCGGTCCTATCCCCTGAACAGGCGCGCCAGGTGAAGGCGGTCCCGGTCGTCACGGAGATTGGCACAGCAGGTGGTGGTAAACCACCTGTTCAGCCTACAATAGCTCCAGGGGGAGGGCAAGGTGGAGGGCCATTCCCCTGGCAGGGGGGAGATGTTCGCTCCTCACACACCGTAAAGGGCGTTCCGATAGAAGATGTGGGTAAAAAACTTAGGTCTATAGACTTCCATGTCGCGACGGCCGCGGCCCCGTCTACGTTCTCCACAGCCATGCCGACCGAGGCGTCAGCGATTAACGACATGGAAAAATTTTGGTTTCGCCGTGAACAGGGTCATAAATGGCAGTATGATCCGAAGAACATTAGAGTTCTCGGGTCAACCGATATTAATGGCCGGCGTGTAGTCCACCTTGAACTGCCCTCAAGACCTAAATCTTGGTTCACACTTAAACCTTATGGTGGAGACCCGCTTTTGCTCTATCAATCATCTGGTAGGGCTGGAAAAGCAGCTGCTGGGTATCCAGCTGGTTCGTGGTTTAGCCTCCCCGGCTTTCGTCATCCAGAAAGTGAACTGAGAAAGCCGAATCCGAAACCGAATTGGTTTATAAAAAGCTCTTCGACGATGGGTCATTCACAGCTGCCTTATCATGCTACTGGATCAAGCCGAGAGGCCTCCCACATAAACAAGTATCTCCAGGCACATGGTATTAGTAATTTCCAAGTAGGCTCAAGCAAAGACGCGTGGGTCAAGCATTTGAAAATGATTGGAAAAGTTGCAGGAGCAAGTTTAGGAGCAGTTGACGTTCTTACTGAAGGTTTTCGTTACGGGAAGTATGACCCTGCCACTAATCAACTTCTTCCAGGAGAATATCATCAATCAGAATCGGTCGGGGAAAATCTCCTTATAGGTACTGTATATAGTCTACCAAAATCTACTGCAGTACATCGATCTATACTGTCACATGATAAGGCACTGAAAAAGGAAGGGTGGATTCAAGCACCTTGGAAGAACCCTGGCTGGTTCCTTTCACCTGGCGGGGTTTTAGCTGCTGGTGGTACTGCTGTTGAAATACCTCTTCGAGAGGCACAAAATATTGGGCAAAAGATACACAATTGGTGGGTAAGCGAATAGCAATAAAATACCCGGCTCAAGGCCGGGTATTAGTTTGAAGGAATTTTTTTTTGATTTAGGCTTTGAACGCTTGTTTGTTACCACCGGTAATTTTACCACCAACTTTGTTGCTCTTACCAGTTAGCGTACTAACACCGTCAGAGGCTGCTTTTAGCTTACCACCGTCTTCTTGACCAGCGGCACCGCTGTCAGCACTACCACCAGCTGGTGTTGTATCACCACCTACTTTATTGTTCTGTCCTGTCAACCCACTAACTGCGTCTGGAACTGCAGTTAGCTCAACATGGCTTTCAGGTACTTCCAAGTCGTCGCCTAATCCTAGATCGTCACCGCCTTCTGTGTCTTCGATATCTTCAATGTCATCCCCACCACCAAGTAGATCACCAAGTGCGCTGTGTAGCTGTTCGGCTACGTCACGAGGTAGATCGATCGATATTGTGTCAAGACCTTCTTCATCACCGAGACCATCATCGCCGAGTTCGTCACCTCCACCGAGGTCGTCAAAACCGCCACCGTCACCGCCTATCTCTAGATCGAGATCTTCGCCCATTACGTCTTCGAAAAGACGATCAAAAGTTGATTTATTTTTATTAGTTTCCTTCATTGTAGAATTATTTATTTTTTTTGACTCCTTTTTTACAGCATTTTTAGGAACTTTTACGGGTTGAGAGAGTGATTCTTCATTATAAGCGGAATCTTTATTTTTTTTCTTTTTCGTATCATTTTCGACAGGCTTAAATCCCGCGGCGGCTTCTGGCCCAGCTTGAGTATATAGCTTATTTGGGCTAATAGGGTTTTGACAGGAGGGAAATGTATCTGTCGGGATGTCACCCGTAACTTCACCTTCTTCAATTATCTGCTTGTGAGTTTTAGGGATTATTTTACTTCTGTATAATTCTCCGATATCTTCGTATGTCTTATTTGCGCCTGGCATGTAAATACTTATACAGACATGGGTAATAAAGAAGAAAATTTCCACGGAGATGCTAATAAACATTATTATCTAGGTAACAAGAATCTCCCTAGAGGTTCCGCCGAATTCGAGTGGACACCAAAAATGGTGAAAGAGCTCAGAAAGGCAAAGAAAAATATACTGTATTTTGCTGAAAATTTCTTTCATATCGTCAATCTAGATAGAGGTAAGGAAAAAATTGCTCTATTTAAGTGTCAAAAAAGAGTTCTTAGAGGGTTAAGAGATAATAGGTTCGTATGTTTGCTAGCTAGCCGACAGATAGGCAAAACCACATTAATGACGATCTACTGCTTATGGATTGCATGCTTTCAGGAAGATCAACGTATATTAATAGTAGCGAATAAGGAGCAAACTGCCATTAACATTTTCAGAAGAGTGAGAATGGCATATGAGATGTTACCAAACTATCTAAAACCTGGTGTAGTTGAGTATGGTAAAACGACCATGGTGTTGTCTAATGGATCTAGCATTGGCATATCTACTACATCATCAGATGCAGGCCGTGGTGACTCTTGTAATGTGTTAATCTTGGATGAGCTTGCATTTATTGACAATCACTTAGTAACACCGTTTTGGAGATCTGTGTTTCCTATCATCTCAAGTTCAAAAAAGTCTAAAATCTTTGTAGCTAGTACACCTAATGGATCTGATAACCTTTTTCACCAATTATATACAACCGCTATAAAAGGAGAATCAAATTGGCATGCTGAGAGAGTTGATTGGTGGGAAGTCCCTGGAAGAGACGAAGCATGGAAAGAGGATACCCTTCGAGCGCTCGGTAATGCAGATGCATTTAATCAAGAGTTCGGAAATGTATTCATTCAAACTGGTGAATCAGCTATTGATGATGAATTGTTTGATAAGATGAAGCATGAGTGTGTAGAGCCTGAATTTGTACTAGACGAAGGAAGCTATCTCATGTGGGAAGAGCCTAAGGAAGATCATATATACGTATGCGGGGTAGATATTGCTGAGGGAGTAGGAGATAACGCATCTGTTGTACAAGTACTGGATATGACAGATTTGACGAATATACGACAAGTCGCAGTATATCATAATAACAAAATTTCACCGTATAATTTTACCACCAAGTTATATGAGATTTTACAACACTGGGGATCACCACCGGTTGCGATTGAACGCAATAATTGCGGTGCTCAAGTTGTAGATAATTTGTATAATGATCACGGATATTCTAACCTTATACATTTTGCCCCTAAAAGCTCATCAACATATAATAAACGATTAGGGGTCGTAGCTCATACGAATACCAAATATAAAGGTGTAATAAATATGAGATATTGGATTAACGAGCTTAGATGTGTCCAGATAAATGACGCTCGCACCTTAAATGAGCTGAAAACGTTTGTCAGATATCCGAACGGTACATGGTCGGCAAAAAAAGAAGCGCATTGCTTTGATGACCGCGTTATGAGTTTAATTTGGTCGCTTATTGTGCTCGAGAGTTCAGTTACTGAGACATATTTTGAAATTGTGCAATACGACGATAACAATAGACCGCAAATAATAAAGAGTTTAGATTATGGCGCTAAGGAGTTTATAAATCCTTTATCCATATACAGTAACGAGAAGATTATGGGTGGCGGTAACCCCGACCCGATTGTATTTGGTATGGGGCGAGATGACGCCCAATCAGATATTCAAGAGCTACAAATGATGGGGTGGAAGTCCATTGGAGCTGCAAATCAAAACCAAGAGGAAGATAATATATGGCCGATACACTAAAACAAGCAATGCTTAATAAAGCTAGGCAGGATAAATTTATCCTATCCTTCAGCGTACCAGAATGTCTTAAGCTCATTACTACAAGCGAGGAAAGAGCAACACATCATAAGAGCCATCTCCGTGTCATGCCTGATAGCTTACAGTATTCTGTATACGGAGCTGTTGTTCCATCTGTTAACGTTCCAAGTACTGACGTTGCCCAATGGGGACATACACTTAAAGTTAGTACACACGAACGACCACCATATGATGACGTCGAGGTCAATTTCACAATAGATAATCAATTTAACAATTATTGGTATATATGGAAGTGGCTAGATATAATGAATGACGCGGAAGAATCAGGATATGACGCTAACAATATAGGTACAGCCGAGTCCATCGCGGATTATATTAATAGAGGTGATATAAAAGACCCTAATTTAATGAGAGATTACCAAACAAATTTTACTCTTAAGGGTCTTAATGAATACGATAAAGAAGCAGTGTCTTTTACATATACAAATGCGTTTCCTATAGGGTTAAGTGAGATCACATATAATCACAGAGAGAGTGATGAGATACAAAGTGCCTTTACGTTTAGCTTCTTCCAACTTCATGTTAATTTATTGTAAACTGTCAAAAAAAAGTACCTAATAAGTCATAAATATTTTTAACATTATGGCAAGAAGCATTTCATCCCCCGGAGTAAGAGTAGCAGAAGTTGACCTTACATCAAGAGCGCTAGGCGGCGGTGGTACAACAGTACTCGTCCCAGGATTCGCGACACAAGGCCCAGTAGACGAAGTATTTGCGGTCGGATCCGCTCAAGAATTTGAAACAATTTACGGCAAACCAAGTAATGCTGCAGAGCGCTATTTTTACCAAACAGCACGCGCGTGTTTTAACAGTAATGCACGTGTATTGACCACTCGCTTACCATATGGCTCTGGTGCTGGTCTGAGTATTGCCGATGATTACACTGCTCTATTTTATCCTGTATTTCCATACCGCCAAAGTGCAACTACTGCCAGTGACGTAGGGTTGAATATTAATGGTGACACAGAGACAGTTGCGACAGCAGTTTCAGGTGATGGTATATCTCTTTCCGCTACCGGAGTTTTGTCTTATGTATTTGGCCACCCACAGTTGGTTAAGCTGACTCGTGAGCAATATACCGACCTACAGCAAGGCAATTACACCTGGAAAGACCTTGTTGCCTTTAATACAGCCTTTACATACGACAAGACTACATGGGGAGCCGCTGGTATGATCGTTACCAACAAGGCTAAGACCACTATTAATGATAAATACGAAGGATTTTACCTTGCGTTCACAGATAATACACAGCTTAACCCTGCTACACCGTATAACTCCATTACTAAACATTATAGTGTTAATGCAGCTAACGGGTTGGTGTTCTCAGATCTTGAAGTACCAGCTGCACGTAGAAATTTCCAATTGAGCGCAGTACCAACCGAAAATAACGATAGTTTGTCTGAGATACTAGAAAGTATCCCATCATTTGATATTACTGGGGAATCTTTTGATGATAGTTGTATATTAGCGCTGTTCAAACTAAGAACATCAGTCTTTAGTACAGATGTTCTTAAGTTAGACTTTATTCTTTCTGAAACGTATCTCGGCTCTTTTGATGCACATCGTAAATTGCAAAACCCAGGTGGCGGTAACCCTCAAACGTTCTTCATTGGAGATGTTGAAGATGGTTCACCTAACATTGAGATATTTGTTAATAAAAATATTTCTTATAACACCGGTACATGGATGAACAGTGCTGGTACTACACCTACCAAGAAAACAAGATTTTTAACATCACAATTATTGCAAGATGCTGGTAACACAGCTTTATCAGGTCGCGCAGGTATAAACCAAAATGCATTAAATGATTTGATGCATAAAGCTGTTGTTGGTGATGCAACTCTGCATACAGCAGCTGCGAGCGGTGTTGATTGTTTGATTCCAATCGGTTCGTTCCAGGCAACTAATGCAGATACCAAGGAAATCGGTACTGTTCCGGATAAGTTGGAGCGCGTATTTAGGTCAATTATGAATGTTGACCTTTCAGATATTGACGTTTCAGTAGAGGCAGGCTTAGGTACAATCTTTGCGGCCGCACAACACAATAAGTTGTACAATGCCGACGGTGGCAATAGCGATACATTTGATGACGAATTAGTAATCAATATCGGAACAACACCAGGTACTAATACAGGAGCAACTGATCCTGATCTTACCGCAACCGGTCTATATGTATTGCGTGACGATGCTGATTTGGGTACACAGCCGACCAAGTATCGTGATAATTATAGGACGATCTTTAATAAGTTTAACGACTTTGCAGAATTTAGGCGTAAAGATCATTTGTTTATCGCTGATATACCTCGACATGTAATGGTACAAGGTAGAGATGAGAAGGTGATGTATGACAAGACGCGGACATTTACACAATTTGTATATTGGCCGTTGAGACATCTTTATGGCCATGCTAATACGAGTTATTCAGCTGTATTTGGTAACTGGTCGAAATGTTATGATAGCCACAAGGATGCTTTAACATGGTGCCCGTTCTCAGGATATGGTGCTGCGACGTTAGCAAACACTGACGCATCATTTGGTCCATGGTATGCTCCAGCTGGATTTACACGTGGTAGATTTGGTGGAGCGGTTGATCTCGCTGTTGTACCGAGTCAGAAGGAGAGAGATCAGTTATATAGAATTAATGTTAACCCGGTAACACAATTCCCAGGTGAGGGATTTGTGGTATATGGTCAAAAGACTATGTTTAGAAAGCCGAGCGCGTTTGATAGGCTCAATGTACGTAGATTGTTCTTGTACCTTGAGAAGATCGTTCGCAATGCAATGAAGTACTACGTATTTGAGCCTAATACGCTCTTAACTAGAACTTCGGTGTTAAACAACTTGACACCTATCTTTGAAAACATCAGAAATAACCAAGGTCTGTATGACTACTTGATTATTTGTGACGAGCGTAACAATACATCTAATACGATCGACAACAACGAACTGGTAGTTGACATTTATGTCAAACCGGTACGTGCTGCTGAGATTATTTTGGTTAATTTTTATGCAACAAGAAGTGGTCAAGACTTTAGCGAAATAGTGAGTTAAACAATAAATATTTTTAGATATGCCAGTAACACAAACAATTAAAGACTTCTATTCGGTCGCGCAAGCTCGCGATTTCACACGTAATTTCCAATTCAGGGTTACTTCGATCCTCGACAGAGGCGCAGAAGTTCTTACGCCCGACGATTTGGTATATGTAACAACCGCAAACTTACCAGCACGTGCTGTTACTAATGTACCAGTACCCTATATGGGGCTATCGTTTAATGTACCTGGTGCAGCTAATTATCCAGATGCTGGTGGTTACGCAGTTACTTTTAGATCAGATATGGAGCAAGTTATTAGAAGAGTATTCGAAAACTGGCAGCGATCCATTTTTGACGACCGTACTTCCACTGGTGCGTATAGAATATTTAGTACTTCACGAATTACCCTTGATCTGCTAGATCAAAACTTTAATACTATGAGACAGTATATTCTCCACGGTGCCTGGCCTCAGCAAGTAGGTGAAATTGCATATGAAATCTCCGGTACTGGAGATGTAGTGAGCTTTACAGCTACTCTTGCATATCAGTTCTGGACACGTGGTATTATTGAGTAACATCACTCAAACATTTCGAACCCGGCTTAATTAAGCCGGGTTTTTTGTTTAATTAATAAATATTTTATATGGCAGGTGAAGTAGAAGGTGTAATGGTTAATGGTCGCTCTTTAACAGATTATGTTAAAGGTCTAACTGGAGGTAAAAATGCTCCTGCTGTTGCTCAGTATATTAATAATATTACCACAGCAACAGGTGCACCTATATTAACAAGAAAGAACTTTATGCAGATTCTTGAAAGTTGGGAATCCGCACTACCTCTTCAATCACTATGGATGGTATTTTTTCGAGTACCGGCAATTGTACAAGACGAGGTCATGAATTCTTGGGGAGAGCATATTGTTAAATTTCCAAAAAAAAGAAGGCGGTGTTACTGTTGCCCAGCGGTTACTAAACAAGGATAAGTTCCAAACAACAATGGGATGCGCTTTTGCTCAAACTGTATCGTTACCGCCAGAGCAGGTAACGATAGACCAAGTAGGTATACCAAATAGTCGAGGGTTTTTACCAGGACCTGTTATCAATCAACGACAAAAATTTGCATCAGTTAATATAGAGTTTTTAGAAACGAATTTGAGCTTTGTTGACTTTCTAATACGCCCGTGGACTGTATTAGGGTCACATTTTGGTGCAGTTGCTCGTGATCCAAGTGTAAAAATAACAGCTGATATTATGCTGGTAAATTTTTCACGTGCTGGTACCGATTTTAATTACAAACCAGTTCATACCAATGGCGGGTATACAGACTATGTACCTCTAAATGAGCGAGGGTTTGTACCTCGCAAGATATGGATGTTTAGTGATTGTATGCCTATTACTATTGCTCAAGAGAGGTACTCTCATACTACAGATGCATCTCCAGATCGACGCGATACGGAGTGGATATTTAGACGGTATCAAGTACTACTACCATCTCAATTTGAGAGTATGTTTACAGCAATTGATGGTGAGAATAATCCAGAAGCAAGAACTCAAGGCGCTGCAACAGAAATGTATCCATATGGAGAAACTCAAACAACGCCAGGATTTTATGATGTTTCGGGTGCAGTGTATCCAGATTTCCCGACATTACCAAGAAATCAGAAGAAATTTTGGTATGGTAATATGGCATATAGTGGTGGTCATACTTCTGTTGGTGGTGCAATTGGTAGCGGAGCCTGGATGCGACAATATATATCATCCAAATACCCGGCTCCACCAAATCAACCTGGTTTAGCACCAGGTAAGAAGTATGGGGCAACCTTAAAGAAGATGCTCAAATACAAAGGTTCACCTGGAAGTAGAACTGATATCTTGAGTATTCTCGGGTTCTAACGTAAATACCCTTATGAGCGAGTTTGTATACCCGGTTCATATTTTTAGCTTAGATAAAGAATTCCTCTTTC